CCTTCCTGCGCGCGAGCAATACCAAGAGTATCGGTCGATCTAGAAGTGACCTTGATAATCTCAAAGGACCCGCTCGTAGAGGTTATCGTTGCATAAAAATATTCGCCAGCGCCGACAGTAGGGAACGATGCACCCCCGCCGGAAGTCAATGCCGCTGACGTATCAGAACTAGATATCGCAGACGATAAATACCCAATCGCATTATTTTTAAATTTGACAGTCATCCCTGTCTCCTACGCAAATCTAGGGCTACGGGCCGTCATGCTCCCGCGCATATTGGATAAGTTAGCGCGTGCGCGCCGTTCACTCAGATGGAACAAATATTGCCGAGAATGGTACGAAGCCAATTCTATATTCGACCATGTAACATTTGGCATGAGCATAAGTTGTTGCAACGCACCATGAACGATAACGTCTTCTAGCTCATCAAGTATGTGTTCTTCCATACCATCAGCATCGCGCCGAGGTTTAAGCGCGTAGAACATACGCATTGTATAGGTCTTAGAATTGTCCGGCATAGGGAGCACAATATACTTATCAGGGACTACCTGACAGATTGCGCGTGGCTCAGAACCATCGACCATAGTCGGATCAAGAATATTGAAATTACCACTCAGGTCTGCACGGGCATAAAGTAAACTAATAGCTGAAGTCGCAGTACTTGATGTACTGGTTTCCAATAGCAACGCACTACCACTTTCCTGTGTCAGCAGGTCTGCAGCGTCTGTCGAATCCAGAGCTTCAAGAGAACTATAAGTATTAGCTTCGTTGTACTCTACTTTATTGAACTGGTTAGAATTTAGAGGAGCTTTAGTTGTGTCGCTCCAAGCAACGTCTGCTGTATATCCACTAAAAAGATCAGCCCATTGAGGATAAAGATACAACGCATCCTCAAGAGTTAATTTCTTGAGTGGTTGGTCATTCATCATAGCATCAAAAATAACATGCACATCTGTATTAGCTGGCTTATTGTATCCGTATTCATATGCACCGGGAGACAGATTAAACGTAGGTTCAACGTGCCGCCATAATAGCGTGCGTTCACAAGTCCTAATCGCAGACTTACGAATCTCACGATTAATCACCGGTTGCGGACATCCGGGTACATTTGCACTAACTTCTTGAATTAGCGTGGAAAAAGCTCGGTCTGCCATTAGATTACCTCTCCAGCAATCTGGTCAGCGCGAGACGGCTTCATACCAGCAGGTTTTGTATCTGTAACAACACGACCCTGAAGTGAAGCACTAAGCTGGCTCGTAAAGAGCTGCAAGAAGAACTCAGCACGCTTAGAATTAACTGCCTCATCATCAATTGATTCAGCCAACCATACAGTACCATCAATAATCGTTGGGAAAAATGCGCCATTTGGCGTGGTAATCGTATCAGCCAAAGCGTAATCCGCTGGAACCTTAGCGTATTCTCCAACAAGAACAGTGCCTGACACAGGCGGTGGGTAGAGAAAAAATCGTTCTGCGTTCTTAACATGGCGCATAAAGTTAACTGGAGAACCAGCAGGGGCGTTCATCCAGTCAGGAGCATAGCGCGCCATGGTCTCACGATCTACTTCAGTAACTGCATTGCCACCCTTAACCTGAAAGATATCAATAAGTCGTAGCGCATCAGAAGGGAGTGACTGCACTGCAGTGCCAGCGGTTGTAGGAATATCACCGATCTCACCAAACAAGTCGGGACGAAGCACCACCATACGCTTAATCGTCTGGTTGACAAACTTCAAAAGGTCAGCATCACTGTACCTATTTGGCGTGTCAACATCCTGCAGGATATTTCTGACTTCGGTGATAACATCGGCTGGCGTCACTATCCGAGTCTCCTAGTCACTTCTGCGTTCAGTTCTTCGTTAATATACTCGGGTTCTTCTGGTATGTCATCCGTATGGAGGTCAACTCCCTTCCGTTTCTTACCTTTACGTACTGTTTTTACTATCGGCGCAGTATCCTCGGACTCAAGTTCCAAAGCTGCAACAATATCAGCAACTTCTTCTGCAGCCGGAATTTCCTCAGCGAATTGAGCTACCCGCGACTTAATCGCTGGAGTTAAGAATTTCTCAGGGAACGCAACCTCTTCTGAAACTTCTTCCAGTTTAGGATGCTTGCCTAGGTACTTATCCCACTCGTAGATAGTACCATCCTGCTTATGCCGAAGCCATCTGGTCATTTCTTAATAGCCTTCTTTTTACGAACCATGCCGCCTTTGCGGTACTCTTCACCTTCGTCCTCGCAGCCACCGCGCATCTTCTTGCCGCCGTTTTCTTTCTTCATAACAACAATCATCAGAGCTTTACCTTTAGCTTTCTTCATAGGTGCTTTAGCCATTATTTAGTTCCCTTCCGTTTACCTGATGGTGACACAGGCCATGCCTTACGAGCAGGACCAGTCTTCTTAGCAGCCATAGACTTCTTCTCTGCTGCAGTCATTTTAGATGCCGCTGCTGCTGGACGACAAGCTGGATATCCTCGCTTATCTTTTTCACCAGAACGACCGCAGGATTTGCCGGTCTTTACATCGACCCACTTTTCCCCGAACCATTTTCCAAGGCCACCTTTAGCCACGCTTCACCCGATTATCTGCACCAGACCAAGTACCGCCACGGCTCTTATATTCTTTCGCTGCCCACGCATTTGCATATGCACTTGGATAAACCTTAAACTTCTTCTTGGCTTCAGCTTTTACGCGAGACCATAGAGCAGCGTTGTTCGGTTTAGATGCAGCCATATCAGCAGTTCCACGCGCGAAGGCTTTTATTAATCCGTGAGTTCGGATCATTGGCTGTTTTGGCGCTTGTCAATTTTTTCTTCATGCCTTTCATACGGGCACAGAAGCTATCACGACGAGGACCGCCTTCAGGCTGGGGCGCTTTCAAACCGGGCTTATCGGGATTTGCTTTATTATAAGAAGCGCGCCCTTTAGCGTTCAAACCGCCTTTAGGATTCTTACCTTCCTTGCGTGTCCATGCAGGAGTCTTAGGCATTATGCAATCCTCTCTGCAGATATAATAGCGGAAGGTGTTGCTGGAACTGCAGGTGGGCCAGTTACTGCTGCGGTATGATCAAGTGTAACTGCGGTATTCGCAGGGAGCCATAGTACCTGAATATATTGCCCAGCCGTCACTGTAACGTATAACATAATTTGAAAAAAAGCACTCCCACCATCTGTGGCTTTTGGCACTGACATCTTGGTATTGGAGCGAACGATATTTGTTCCATTCAGCGAAAACCAAATTGACACAGTGTGATCACTACCATCAGTATTGGTAAATTGAAGGTTAGGCGTTACAGCGTAAGTTCCTGCTTCAGCAAATGTTAGTCGTGTTAAATTCGTACCATCCGTGACCATTGTAATGCCAGCACCAACTAAGTCAGTTGTGCCAAATTTTACAGCCGTAGCCGCAGACGTACTACCAGTCTGATCGGTGATGTCAGAGAACGCAGCATAAGCTCGACTGGTAATAGTGCTAAACGGCACCTTACCACTAAGGATGTCTACATTGGTTATATTAACTTCACCCGTACCTTTGGGTGTAATATTAAGGTCAATATTTGTATCAGTTCCATCAGCAGCTAATGTGCTGCCATTAAGATTACATCCGGCTGCGGCATTACCTGTAGCTAATGTCGTAGACTCGACAAGCGTCATGCCTGAGAATGAACCAGAGAATGTAACTCCAGTAATAGATCCACCGGTAATTGAAACCGACGAAGCATCCTGCGTAGCTATAGTACCAAGACCTAAGTTCGTACGTGCGCCGGAAGCGTTAGAAGCACCCGTTCCGCCGTCGGCAACAGCTAAGTCAGTTATGCCGGTAATTGTGCCACTCGTTATGGCAACGCCAGTTATGCCTACGTCACCAGTAATTGCAGAAATAGCGTTTCCACTTAGACGGATATTCCCAACAGAAGCGGAAGCTGTACCAACTTTAAGCGCCGTAGAAACACCGGTACCGCTAACAACAGTTTTTTCTGTAGCTGCCGGGCCACCATCTACGTGTAATAATTGAGAATACGTAGCATTAATCTGGCTACCGGTAAGATTTGTTGGCATACTCGGCCCTCTAAAAGGAGAGGTAGGGGTCTAGCCCCTACCAATTATTCAAGGACGTAATCGAAGATAACGTCGATGTGCGTGGCCGTTGTAATGCTAGAGCCAGTCTTGCTAACATTGATCGCCGTACCAGCGTCGTTCGCCGTATAAGACGCACCGTCAGCGAGGACAGCAGCACCAGAACCACCATCAACGAGAACAGTACTTTGCGTCAGGCTGGCCTGAGCGAAAGCAACGAGCTTACGTGAAGTGGTCGAAGTGCCAGTAACATCAACCGTTGTAACCGCACCAGCAGCGTTGCCAACCGAAATGGCTTTACAACTAACCATACGGATTGATTTGCCAGTAACAGCAGCAACGAGTTCGACACCCGCGTTGACCTGCGCAATCGTAAACCGCTGACGAACATTAAGAACTGCTCCGGTCGCCCGAAGATTCGTAATGGTTGCAGAAGTAATTGTCGCTGAGTCAGCCTCAAAATTGATGGCCTTCAGTCGAGAGTGTGTAACGCCGTTATAAACAGACATTGAGTCCTCCTATGAGAAAGTAGGGGCCGAAGCCCCTACACTCAGTTCGGGTTAAGAACAACCGCGAAGCAGCGGAGAACACAGTCCGTAGGCGCAGCCGTATTGATCAGCAAGTCGATGGTGTCATCTGACGTACCAATAATGATCGGTGCTCCAAGGCCGTTACCAGCAGCCCATGACCAGCCGAGAGCGTTCGACGCAACGTCGTTACCAAAAGCATTGGCTGCAGCAGGCGAAGCGCCCGTGAAACCAAAGTCAAAGGTAGCTGTCGTGTTCGTCGTCTCTGCCGACGTGACCTGAAAGCCTGCGTGCAGGATTACAGAGTTAGCTTCAAGAGGAAGAATCTGAAGTGTATCTGCTGCAGCAAGCGCCGTAGCGCCTGCGGCAGAGCGCGCAGCCACAATCGCAGCGAAGTCAAGCTCGACTTCGATGAAGGAAATGCGGTTTCCGCCATAGGCAGGAAACGAAGCCGTTCCTTTGTTAAACCCGTAGGAGTCAGTAAAAGCAGTCATTTATCCCTCCTTACGAGAAGCTGACGACGGATTCGACGAGAGCTTCTGGCTTCACCACTTTGTAGCCATACACCTGCAGGCCACGGATGATGTCACCGAACGTCGTTTCCGAACGGATGGTTTCCATCTCAGTCATCTGAGAAGCGAAAGTGAAGCCCATCTTGGTGCCAGCAATGATGCTGTACTTCGTGCTGGACGTAACTTTCAGGTTGTGGCTGACGTAGATCGTGAAGCGATCAATCATGCCGAGACGACCGTTGCGGAGCGGAGACTGGCTATCGCCGGTAAGCGAAGCGTCTTTCAGTTCCGACTTCTTGATCAAGCCAGCCATACGGGCAGGGATGATAAGAAAGCGGTTCTGCTCTGGGCAGTTAGCTTCATCAAGAACGGTGCCCATGTCAACGACAAGGTCCGTAACTGAAGTCGTACCACCTGAACCGTCTTTAGAAACGGTGAGCGGCGAAGCCGTCGTGCCAAGATTGAACGCAGATGATACCGCGCCAGCAGTTGCGCCTTTGTTGGTCGCAGCAATATCTGGCAAGATGTCGGTCAGAACGCGCTGGTCGATCTTGATCTTCATCTGCTCGGAAGCATCTTTAGACCACATATCCATCAACTTAACGTCTGACTGAACACGATCAATATCGTCTTCAACGCAAGCGAAGTACTCGCCTTTGTCGATGACAAGCTGAAGTTTAGGCTTGTCAGGATTTTCGACGACGAGGCTCTGGCCCTTGACGTAGTCACGGATCGTGATGTTCGGAATGGT